ATGTATACTTTGTTTAATACAACTGATAGAGGTAGCATTAAAAATAAAGATATTGTTAATGCACGTAAAGGATCATGTAAATCAGTTGCAGAAATTTCTGTAGGTAGTGAGATTTATCAAATTACAAGAGAAACCATTAAAAGGACAAGCAGAAATAATGAGGTCACGGCGTCGACTAATTTAAAATTAAAGAAAAAAAGTGACATTAGCGGGTTAGATATTGACGAAACTGACGAACAACGTCGTGAAACAGAAAAAGTCTTGCGAGACTTAATCGGTTCTCCTGATGACTTTTTGTATACTGCGTTTTCAGCACAAGGCGAAATTAATACTTTTGTTAATGAAAAGTCTACGGCAAGAAAAGCTGTATTGTCTAAATTTTTAGGGTTAGAGGTTTATGAAGAGCTAAGTAGACTTTCTAGAGAAAAATTCATTTATCTCAAAGGTAAAATAAAAGACTTAAAAGAAGAAAATTGGAATCTTTTAATCGAACAATCAAACGCTAAAATAACAAAATACAATAATGATATTGTTAAGTTGAATAAACAACTTGACGAGCTTAGAAAAATAGAAGTTCAAAACAGAGTGTTTCTAAACGACTTAAAAAACAAATCGCGAGTACACCCGTCAGGGCATGATTATTCTAGCGCAAAATTAGAAATAGAAAATATTTCAAAGTCAATAGATAAAATTAAACAAAAAAAATCAGAAGTCGAGGACAGACTCAAAAATTCTATCGTAAGTTTAAATAAAATTGAAAATTTTAAAATTAACTTTCCAATAAACGATTTAAGTCAAGAAAAAGAAAAATTAGAAACTTTAAAAACAAAATTAGAAAAACTAAAAATTGACAACAAGAATATTAGAGACGAAGTTAAAAGAAACGAAAATGAAATTAAAATTCTGAATGATGTACCTTGTGGCGATAAATTCCCGACTTGTAAATTTATTAAAAACGCAATTTCTTCAAAAGAATTACTAGAAAGCAAAAAATTTAACGATACGATAAATGAAGTTAGAACACATATATCGGAAATTAAAGAAGCAATCGAAAAATTAAACGCAAAGAATATTGACGTTAATATTAAAAAATATAATGATATTGTCAATAAGGAATATAAGCTAAATGTCGACGTAGAAAATTTTAAAGTTAAAATCGATCTTTATCAAAAAGAAATCGTCAGCCTTGAAGAAAAACAAGAATATTTAAATAATTTATTGCCAGAATTAATTGAATTCGATAATAATGAGTTAAATGAAAAAATAGAGAAAATTAAAACAGAAATAAATCAGATATTAAATAGTATACTTAATGTTTCATCTGATATTCAGACCCAACAAAGAAATATCTTTTATGAAGAAAACAATATAAAAGAAACGATTGCTAGAAAAGATGAGTTCCAAAGAATAAACAAAGAATGGATTTTATATAAAAAATACTCTGATGCAGTTAACAAAAAAGGTATACCTACGATGTTGATAAATTCTTTGTTGCCTATAATAAATACAGAGATTAATAATATACTTCATGGTGTTACTAATTTTAAAATCTTTATTGAAGACGAAGAAGTAGGAAATAATTTAAATGTTTTTATTGATTATGGCGATTCCTTAAGAGTTATAGAATGTTGTAGTGGAATGGAAAAAATGATGGCATCTATAGCAATCAGAGTTGCACTTTCAAATATATCTAATTTATCAAAATCTGATATTTTTATAATTGACGAAGGTTTTGGAGCGTTAGATGAAAACAACATAAAATCATGTAGTAATTTGCTTAAATCGTTAACAAAATATTTTAAAACAGTTTTAATAATTTCACATGTCGACGCTATAAAAGATATCGTAGATAAAAATTTAGAGATTACTTATAATAACAAGGACTCACATGTTAGATACGACTAAGTATAATAAATGGTTTAAAATAGACAATAAGCTAGAAGAAATGTGGTTAAACCACGAAATAAGATTTGTAAGACCAATCGGGTCAAAGACATATTTAAATTATTGTCCTGTATGTAAAAACATAATTGGATCGACTCAAGACTTTGATACTTTAAAAGAAAATGATTGTTGCGAGTCTTGTTATAATTTATATTATTATCCAAACAAAGAAAAATGGGATAAAGGCTGGCGTCCAGAAATAATTAATACGTGATATTTATAAAAACAAAAAGAGGAAAACATGGATTACGATTTAATTCAACATTTAGGCAAATCAATCGATAATGTTTATAATAATGTTGCAAATGAAAACTCAAGAAAAACTGTTGCAGTAATCAAAAACGATAAACTGGTTATAGATTTTAGAACAATTTTTAATAGCGATTCCAGAGTTAGAGCTGGTGATTTAGAATTACAAACTAGAGACTTGAAAAAAGAAGCAGTTCAAATGATCAATGAACGTTTAAAAACTATCAAGGATTGTTACAAGGAATGTGCAGGAAAGTCTTTAAAAACTAAAAAGTGTGATGAATATGACAAGATTGAAGCGCTTTCAGTAAGTCCATACACACCAGTTAAAGTTTACAAATATGTACTTTCAATTTGTTTTGAAATAAAGTGAGAAATTAAAATGAGTAGAAGGCCTTCGAAACAAAATCAAATAAATGAAATTGTTAAGTGTGGTAAAGACCCTGTTTATTTTATGAACACATATCTAAAAATCCAACACCCTTTAAGAGGCCTTATTCCTTTTAAAACTTTTCCTTTTCAAGACGATTGTGTAAAAGATTTTAATGAGCATAGATTTAATATAGTTTTAAAATCAAGACAGTTGGGTTTGTCTACACTGGCAGCAGCTTATGCAGTGTGGCAAGCCTGTTTTTATAAGGAAAAAAACATATTAATAATTGCAACTAAACTCGCAGTTGCACAAAACTTTATTAGAAAAGTTAAGACATATATTAAGTCAATGCCCCACTGGCTGTTAATTCCACAAATAACAGCAAACAATAAACAACAAGTGGAATTTTCAAACGGCTCGCAAATTAAAGCAGTACCGACTTCAGAAGATGCAGGTCGTTCAGAAGCTTTATCTTTATTGATTGTTGACGAAGCAGCTTTTGTTAGAAATTTTGATGAATTGTGGATGGGTTTATATCCTACGCTTTCAACCGGTGGTAGAGCAATTTTGTTATCAACTCCTAACGGTGTGGGTGGTCAATATCACGAATTGTATACAAAAGCCGAAAAAGCTGAGAATGAGTTTAATCCTATTAAATTAATGTGGGATGTTCACCCAGAAAGAGATGACGATTGGTTTCAAGATGAAACCAAAAATATGTCTAAAAAACAGGTTGCACAAGAGCTCTTGTGTGACTTTGCTTCTTCGGGTGATACGTTTCTAACTGCGGATGTCTTAGAAAATTTAAGATTATCTACAAAAAACCCAATTGAAAAGAGTGGACCTAATAATGGAGTTTGGATTTGGGAATATCCAATTAGAGGAAAAAATTATGTAATTTCTGCTGATGTTGCAAGAGGTGATAGCGGTGACTATTCAACTTTTCATGTAATTAATGTTAGCACACAGTTCATAGCAGCAGAATTTAAGTCTAAAATTCCTCCAGATCATTTTGCAAGCCTTTTATATGATATAGCAAACAGGTACAATGAAGCTTTAATTTGTCCTGAAAGTAATGCATACGGTTATTCAGTACTGTCAAAACTTTCTGATTTAAATTACAAGAACATATTTTTCAGTTCTGAAAAGGAAAAGTATCGTTATCTTTATAATAATGAACCTTCTATAGGCAAGGCAGGATTTATAACTAGCAAAGAAAGCAGAGAAAAAATTCTTGCTAACTTAGAAGAGTCATTAAGAAACAATAGAATTAAAACACATTCGATTAGAATGGTTGAAGAGTTAAAAACTTTTGTTTGGAATGGCAAAAAAGTCGGCGCCATGAAAGGTTATAACGACGATTTAGTGATGTCTTTAGCAATTGGTTGTTGGTTAGTCGACTCTTGTAATGACACATATAATGCTTCACAAATAGAAACCGCTGAAGCTATGTTAAAAGGAATGAAGGTAAACAACACAGGAATTAATGATACAATTGTTTCACCTTTTTATAAAAATCAATTCAATTCATACAATCCTACAATACCAGTTTATATGCCTGAAAGTAGGTTTGACACGTCATTATCCAGAAAAAATCCTATGGGTAATTTATCATGGTTATTAGGGAAGTAATAAATGTCAGAATCTTCAAATTTATTTAAAAAATTAACAGACTTATTTAGATCCGGTCCTACTGTAAAGAGAAAAGTAAAAAAATATCAAGGTAAAACTTCAAGTAAATCTTCTCTTGAAACTTTTAGGAAAGCTCATAGTGATGTATATAACAGCACAATTAGCGCATACGGATCTTATGACAGAATGGCGAGGTATTCTGATTTTTCAGAAATGGAGTCATGTATTGCAGGAGATACTTTAATAGCAACACCGAATGGCTTTGTTGAAATTCAAGAGTTAGCAAAACAATATGGACCAGATGAAACTTTTATTGTTTATGCTTACGATCATGAAAGGAAACAGATCGTTCCGGCTCTAGGAAAGCAAGCAAGACATACTGTGACAAAAATGTCTTATAAGATTACTTTTGACTCTGGCAAAACATTGATTGCTACTGATGATCATAGAGTAATGCGTCGAGACGGAACATATTGTGAAGTCAAAGACTTAAAAACTGGAGACTCTATGATGCCTTTTTACAGAAAAGCTTTGTTTGACAAAGATAAAGAAAGTAATGAAGGATATCAATGGATATATACAATGAATAAAGAAGACTCTACACTTAATAACGGATGGATATCAGAACATCGTGTTATTGCTGAATGGGCTTCAGGACGAAAAATTAAAAATGACGAACATGTTCATCATAAAAACTTTATAAGAAGTGATAACAGACCAGAGAATCTTGTAATAATGGATGCAAAAGAACATTTAGCATATCATGCTAATATTCTTAATGGCAAAAAATGGGATTATGATACTAGCTCTGAATGGATTGAAAATTTTAAGAAAAATCATTCTAGGTTTATGAAAGAAAATAATCCTGCTGAAAGAAAGGATGTAACTTTTGCCAAAATACTTCAGGTTTGTGACCGTGATGGTTTTAATTGGGCACATATACAAAGAGTTTTTGATTGTTCACAAACAGTAATTGCTAATAGACTAAAAGAAAATGGCTTTTCTAATTTTACGTCATTCGCTAAGGCTTACGATCCAAAATGGGAAAATAACGGATGGGATAACAAAGGAAGTAAAAACCCAAGATTTGACAAATCAATAACGTTCCAGAAAATATGTGATGCATTTGAACCCAACATGACTAGCAGAACTTTAGCCGATAAGCTTAACACTACATCATCAAAGATATACAATAGAATAAAAAATGAAGGATATAAAAATTATACAGACTTTAAGGATTCTTTTGACAATCATAAAGTAGTAAGCGTTGAGCCGAATAAAGTAATAGACTTGTATGATTTAACTGTTGATGGATATAAAAATTATGCGACTGACTCAATTATTATACATAATACACCTGAAATATCTTCAGCATTAGATATTTATTCAGAAGAATGTGTATCGCCAGATGCAGAAGGTACTGTTTTACATATTCGTTCTGAGAATCATGTTATTAAACAGTTACTTAGTGAACTATTTTTTGATGTTCTAAACGTTGACTTTAATTTAGTAATGTGGACCAGAAACTTATGTAAGTATGGTGACTTCTTTTTGTTTAATGATATACACCCAGACTTCGGTGTAATAAATGTTTTTCCAATTCCGATTGCAGAAATTGAAAGAGAAGAAGGATTTGATCCAACAGATCCTGGTGCAGTTAGATTTAGGTGGGTAACTCAAGGAAATAGAGTTTTAGAAAACTGGCAGGTATCACATTTTAGATTGTTAGGAAATGATGCATTTTTACCGTACGGATCATCCGTGTTAGAAGGTGCTAGAAGAATTTGGCGTCAATTAATTCTTATCGAAGATGCAATGTTGGTTTATAGAGTTATTAGGTCTCCAGAGCGACGTGTTTTTTATATTGACGTAGGTAATATACCTCCAGAAAATGTTGCTGATTATCTTGAGCAAGCACAATCGTCGCTTAAAAGAAATGCTGTTGTAAATAAGTCAACTGGTCAGGTTGATTTAAGATATAATCCTCTTTCTGTCGATGAAGACTATTTTTTACCTGTTCGTGGCGGTGAAAGCGGAACAAGAATTGATACGTTAGCAGGCGGGTCAAATACAACAGCAATTGAAGACGTTGAATATATTCAGAAGAAACTCTTCGCAGCTTTAAAAATCCCTAAAGCTTATTTAGGATATGATGAAGACATTGGCGCTAAAGCAACTTTAGCGCAAGAGGATATTAGATTTAGTCGAACAATCAATAGAATTCAACAAACACTACTATCAGAATTAAACAAGATTGCAATGATACATTTGTATACACACGGATATACAGATGAGGATCTGTTGAATTTTGAATTACGTTTAAGTAATCCATCATCGATTGCTCAACAACAAAAACTGGAGTTAATTAGAACAAAATTTGAGATTGCATCACAGGCTCCTGAAGGTTTTGTTGATAGAGAATGGATTCGTAAACATATTCTTGATCTTAACGATGACGAAATAAAAAGAATTTACAAAGGAAGAAAAAAGGATCGTATCGAAGATATGGAAATCGAGTCTACACAACCAGCACAGAAAGAAAATCCTTTTAGCTCGGGTGAACCTCAAGGTGAAAGCCCAGGTGGTGAAGGCGGAGAAGGTGGTATGGGTGGTATGGGAGACATGGGCGATGCAGGTGGTGGCGGTGAAAGTGGTGGATTAGAAGGATTGTTTGCTGGTGACATGAAGAGCGGTAAAATTATGTCTGAAGAGGAATTTGCAGAAATTGATGACTTAATTGATGAAGTTGACGATGACAAAAAGGCAAAAAATAGTAAGATTAAAATTAAAGGATCTAAAACAAACAAAAAGTCTGGAAGAGATGTAACATCAGACAAATCAATGTTTGGGATGAAACTTGACTTGGATCTAGATCCTTATGGTAAAGGAGGAAACGTTAACTTAAATGGTCCGGAGCCTATAAAATCAAAAGATTTAATGGATAGCATTTTACCACAAAGTCCTATAAATGAAAAGTTCGTTGACAAGTTAATGACTTTTAGAATGTCTAAAGACTTAGATGCTATGAGTAAAACAATGAATATTAAGTCTAATAAGTCTAAACCAGGATTAATAAAAGAAGAAACAGACGTAGATAAAGACATACTTATAGATGACGATTTGCTAAAAGAAAATGAGGACATCTAATGTCAAAAGTTCATAATAAAAAAAGAAACGTTGGTTTGATATACGAACAAGTCATTCAGCATATATGCAAAAATACGCTGGATAAAGATAAAGATTCTGCTAGACAAGGAATTAAAATTTTAAAAAAACATTTTAAAGAAGGAACACAGTTAAGCAAAGAATTTAAACTGTTTAAAGCGTTAGTTTCAACTAAAAGTGTTTCTAGTCCTTTAGCAACAAGTATAATTTCAGAAGCAAAAAAAGCGTGCAACTATCATTTTGATAG